AATTATTTATTTGTTTTTTGGATTGCTGTTAGATACTGAGCCATAGAACCCGATGCTACTTGAACACCATCGTCATCCGACACATCTTCTTCGATAGAAGCTGTTTCAGTAACCTTTTTGGTAAAGTATGATTCTTTAACAGTCTCTACTTTCTCTGCGAAAGTTTCTTCTGAATCAAAATCGATATCACTTACCAGTGACTTTAGTTTTTCAACTTGAGTTTCTGCAAGACCTTCAGATGCTTCACGGATAATCTTTTCCCGCATTAGCTCTTCGAGTACTCCCATCATCTCAATGTTTTTAGCAGTTGTATCATTTAGTGACTCTTCGAGTTCTGATACTTGATCTGCCATTTCGTCAACTAAGTCAACCTTAGCTTCCGGAACTTCGATGTAAGACTCTTCAAACAAATCTTTCAGACTTGACATGAAGTTCTCAGCAATTTCTGTTCTTAGGCCTGACTGGACTGCAAGCTTATTCTCTTCCATCCAGCTCTCAACTACGTAGTTAAGATAATTGTCGACTTTTTCAACTAGGTCAGCTTTAGTAGATTCTACTTCTTCTGCCAACTCTTCGTTGTACTTCTCTTCAAGGCGATCGATCTCTTCACCCAGCTTAGACTTAATAGCTGCTTCAAAGATTGTCTCTGCTTTTGCCTTGAATTCATCTGACAGAGTTGCCTCTGATTCGACGAGTGCGTTTAGATCCTCAGAAAAATCAACTTGATAATCGAGCTCTGGAGATTCAGCAATTGCTTCACCTTCAAAATTCTCTACATCAAAGTCGTCTTTATGGTACATTGCCTGTAAATCAGTCTTGCCCATTTTTTGCATTTTTCCAACCATAGCAGTAATTAGTCCTGCTTTAGTTTTGATCATTGGATCTTGTTTTGTGTTGTCACCTTTACGCTTTGGTGCAGAACCTGTAGCTTCACCTGCTTTATCAACAGATGCTACAGACTGAGCCTCAGCATTTTTAGGATCGTGAGCTTCTTCCACGACATCGTTGTCATCATGGAGGTCAATCTCTTGATCTTGATTTTGATCTTCAGTCATAATTGACTCCTTTATTTATTATTTGAGCAACGAGAGGAAATTCTTAAACTCACGAACTTGTGTCTCATAGAGATCCGCACGAGGAGCTTTCTTAATTTCAGTCTCCATTATTTCAATTGCTTGTGGTTCAATGATTCCGTTATTCCAAACCCATTCAACACCTTCCATAACTCCATTAACAAATGCGCTAGGTGCAGATGGATCTTGAACGATGTCTACCGCATTAAGAATAAAGTCGTCTTTGACGACCATTGCGTTACCATTGTTCTGCAAGCTTCCCATACCACGAGTTGAAACGCCTAATCTGACACCACCATCGAGCAAACCTTTTACAATTTGTCCCATAGGAGTTTCCAAAATAGTCGCCTTGCCCACAACATCATTACCTTTCCAATCAAGGGATTCGATCTTGTGAGAAACTTTGTCTAAATTAACGGTCGGTCCTTCAGGGTGGTTTAACTCACCAACTGCTCTACCCTTTGAAACTTGCTCTGTATTATATTTACCGAGTGCTTTTTCCATGATAGGCTTTGGATATATTCGACCGTTACGATTCTTTTGTTCTGCTTGCATGAACACGCCTTCAATAGAATAACTTTTCCCACCACCTTCTTTTTCTTCGGTGAGAATCTCTAAACTTTGATCTGTATATTCTGCAATCAGTTTCATTTCTTTGCTGCCTTTATAAATTCTTGGCCGGCTTTTTTTGCCATACCTAAAGTAGGATACGTATCTAGTTTTTCCATATCAATGTATACACAAAATTTGCCTTTTTCTTTGTGGATCATTAAAGTTTTACCATCAACTTTTTTATCGAAAACATGTTCACCAGGCGGCATGCCCTTCTCCATCTTTTCTCTTAGTTGAGTAAATGTTAACATTTTACAATCCTTTAGCTTTATTTATACTTTTATTACTTTTTACTTAAAAGAATTATTCTTCTTCTTGATCATCTTCGGTGGCTTCATCATCAGATTCTTCTTCATCATCTTCCTCTTCATCGCCATCTTCTGTGTCAAGCTCAAATTCGAGCTGATCGTCATCCTCATCCCCCAACTCGTCATCTTCATCAACATCGTCATCTTCTTCTGCTCCGTTGAAAAGTTGATCAGCCAATTTAATTTTTTCTTGATCTAATAAATCGTTTTGCCTAACTGTCATGACATCACCAAAGATCTTATTGGCACCGTTATAATCTTGCTCTAAAGCATTTGCAATCAAATCTTTAATATAGTCATTAGGTTCTGAAACTGCATTCTCAGCTTCTTGCGCGTCTACTTCACTCACTGTCATCTCCTTGTACAGGTTTCAATTCAAATTTTTGTGATGGTGCTTCTTGATCCTGTGGCTCTTCCTCAGGCTTTTCTTCTTGTTCACCATTGATTTCTTTATTCATCTTTTCTACGTCTTCATCAGAAAGCATAAGTACATTCTTTTGAATCCACTCTTTAGAGAAATACTCTCCAGCATAGTTATTGATTTGATCGAGTGTCTGTACTCTTTCTCTCAATACTTCCATATCACGTAATTCTGTAAAGTGGTTATCCCTTACATAGTCAACGGTAATATCATTTTTCCAGTCTTCCCAATCTTCTTCAGTAATAATACCTTTTAGAATAAGCTGAGTTTTTAGAATACCATAGAATAGATGAGCAAACCTCATACGTAATCTATCGATAAACTTTTGGAATTTTAGTTCATCTCTATTTACCTCAGTAGATCTACCAAGATTAAATTGATTCTCTTGTTCTAATCGATTAAGTGGTACATTTAATGAACGGTAAACTTTCTTTTGAAAGAAAATTACATCATCAATTTGTCCAAGGTTTTCTCCACCCGGAAGTGTAGATATCTCTGTGCCTTTACCACCTTCACGGCGAGGCAACCAGAAGTCTTCTAGCATTGACATATGTTTACGGTCATCTTTAATTTGACCAGTTGCTGCATCATACACAAGCTTATTACGATACTTAGTCATAATATCTTTCATATATTGTTCAGCTTTACCACGTGGTAAGCTACCAACATCTACATAAAAGATTCTGCGCTCAGGTGCACGTGCTAGGCGATAGATAACTAGTGAGTCTTCCATCATTCGCAATTGATTAATAGGCTTTAGTGCTTTATGTAAAAATGAAATAATCTTTTTACGATCTTCACTAAGCAAACCAGATGTAACATAACTTACAGCATCATTTGTCATCTTTACACCAGAAGTAGATGACCCTGGCTTTTCTTGGAAAATATAAAACTCTTCGGTATTCTCAATGATATCTGCACCAGTTACTGGATCTTTTTTCTTCTTAATCTTTTTAACCTTGCGCATTTTAGCAGCATCAATAGGTCGTATTTCTTGAATACCTTCTTTAGGATTTGATTCATTCAAAACAAGATGATGATAGATTCTTCCATCCACATACCACCTACGGAAAATATCATGACCTAACTCTTTAAAGTTAAGCATTCCATATATGTTATCGAATTCTTCTGTAATTTTCTTTTTAATAGAATCAGGAGCTTTTACTTCCTCCATGTTCAATTCTAAAGTTTGTTCTAATTGACTACCAGTAATTGACTCATTGACAATATCTTCAATAGCAGCATCAACTTCAGGATGCATTGCATTACCGCGATATTTCATAATCAATTGATAGTTGTCTTTTGAATCGTCATCACCTAGATTCAGGTACTGACCATAGTGTGAACCAGATGCAGTTGCATAACTACCACCTTCATCATCCCTTGGAGGAACGATAGATGGTAACTTCATCTCATCTTTCTTTTTGGCGCGCTTTATTTCAAAACCAAATAGTTTAACGCCGTCTTGTCCTGATTGTTCTGCCATTATAATTACCTTACATTAAAGAAGAAGAGCCGACCGTTGCCGGCTCCTCTTTATTTATTACTTATGAAGTGGTATTAGACTCATAGTACTGGTATGCCCAAATACAATTGAATCTTTCAATATTATCATTATCGCCATAACTCAAAGCTATTTCTGACAAATCCTGCGGATAAGCACCACGGAATGTGTATGTCTTCAATACCGATGAATCACGATCAAGCTGTTCAACTTTTAGATCAGCCTCGTAAGCAATCGGAGATGTAAGTCCGGTATTAGCACTATGTGCATTGATACCATTCATCCATCTTTCAATTGCATCACGAACTGAAAAGTCGGTGTCATTAATGATAGTAGTATTCCATTCAGCGAATGTCCTATCACCAGCCATTTTGAGGATACGTCCTCTAAATGCAACTGGAATGATTCCGAAAGTTGAACCGGGCAATGATGCAGCTTCACAAAGGAATGATGTTAATTCAGCATCACCATTTGCAAAACCCGGATAGTTAATAGTTACTTTAAAGAGGTTGGGACGTGCCCCACCGCCTCTAAGTTTCGACTTAAAATCGTCTACTCCGAGAACAGCCATTTTACATTACCTCCTTAAACCGTGCCAACTACTTCTTCAAAGTCAACACCTGTTCTAACTGCCACAAAATTCAGAGTGACGTAGTTAATAGAACGTGCTGGTTTGATGAAGATGTTTGCGATGAATTCATTACGATCAACAATAGCTGGTGTATTGTTTGTCTCATCACAGACTACTCTAAAGTCTGTAATACCACGCCGGCCTTTGACTTCTCGAAGGACTGGCTCTACAATGTTGACAAACTCTGCTCTTGTAAATTCATCATTGAATTCAAAGAGTACCTGTTGAGCGGCTCGGCCAATTGCTCTTTCGAGTACAAGGAAGAGTCTCCGTACATTGACTCGATCAAATGCTGATGGTCGACCAAGCATTGTCTTATCACCGTAAAGAATTGTTCCTTGCCCAGGAATATTGGCAATTGGATTTACATCTGCTTTATACAGTGTATCCCTTTGTGACTTATTAGGAGTATAGGCAAGACCTGTAATTCCTAAATAATTACCACGCCTTTGACCTGCTGGAGAGAACCAAGGTGCTCTTTCAAGGTCTGTGGCTGCACAAATACCGGCAGTAGATGATGCTGCTGGAATATGGATGTACTGATCATTATACTTATCATAGACTTTTAAGTAGTTATTATCTGCAACAAGGTAAGATGAGTTTGTAAATGCATTGGCAGTTGCTACTACATTAGTTACTGCAATTGCGGCTGCTGGCACATTTACTACGTCATCTCTTGCTGGAGATGCATTTACTATACAGTCTTTGCGAAGTGACTGAGCAGTTGATACCAAGTCATTTACGACTGTGGCCTGATCAGTGCTGTTTGTCATTCCCGGTGCAATTAAGAAGTCTACTTCTACTTGGTTTTCATCTTCAAAAAGATCAAATCCAGAAAGAAACTCTGAAGTTGTTAACGCTTCTGAGTTAACACCTTTTGTGAATGTGTGATCAACTGCTGATGGAGAAGTTAACTTAAAGTTATCTCCACTATCGATGTCTGTGCCTGCCCCTGCAGCATTAAATGCAGAATCAAATCCGGCCATCCAAATATATTCGGAACGCTCGTTAATAACATCTTTTGCGAAGTTATTGGTTCCATCTGGATTCTTAGCATCTTTACCTACAGACACAAATGGGAATGTTTCTAGAACTGTACCTTTTGTTCCAGTAAACTTACCTTCTTGGTCAATTACTACTGCATGCATTTCATCAAATAAAGCTGCACGATTAGAAGCATAGGTTGAAGTTTGTGGTGCTTTATCAAATTCGTTTTGATAAGCCCATCCGGTAAATGTTGCAGTTCCTGAGTCTGCAGGACAAATTGACACACGAATTGAGTTACCAAGATCACCTGGGTATTTCGCAACAAATGTGTGTGAATTAGATGTTAGTGTTGACAGCTGAGTATTAAAATTTGCTTCGTTCTTTACAGTTGGTGTCGGTAATCCACCATCTGAATCAACGGCAGTTTGACCGATAATAGAACGAGAATTCTTAGCTGCACTAGTAACTTCCCTCACTACTTGCAGTGCACTTGAATAGCGCAAGAAGTATTGTGCTGAGTGGAAGTCTATGGTATTTGC